AGACTTACAAGATCATCAGAGAACAATATATCTCGTGTATTAACTTGTGGTTCACCAAATCTAAAATTGGACACAGTTGGTTGTAACACTTTCGGATAATTCGAATCGTGATACACGAACTTACGTCTAATTCCACCTCTCCAGCCAGCATAACATGGTGCCATAAAATTCAAAGGCAATGTTTGTGCTACTGTAAGAAATTCAAGCCGGTTATCTTCCGATCTGTGAATACCCGTCTCATCCCATCCAGAATGGTATGGAAAGACTTTATCTCGATATTGATGCAATCTATATACATCCGGGAAATTGGGAGGAGTGGGTACTCGTGTTAAATATTTCATATATCTCTTAAATAGATCACGCAATGATACCACCACATCACCATAAAAAACTTCCATGGTATGATCGGCAGGATCTTGCTCTTGAGCTATTGTTTGTAACTCTTGCGCTCCCATAGGCATGTTGTTATCACTTTCGGTACCCGATTGCGACAGCAATACACCTGGTGCTCGGTCATAACCAGTTGTGCCTGGTGCAACAGTGCGAGGAGCAAAATAATGCAATCTCCGAATTTTGTCTGGATCGGGGAAAGCAAATTTGGCATCATCACACATGCTTACAAACACATTAACTCTTACTGGTGTGTCCGTGCTAGGACTGACCAATTGATTTAATACATTAAGTTCTAAGACTCCATTGTAATAATCATTTTGAGCAATACCTAAGCGAGTGGTGTTAAAATTGAGGAAATTTTGAGTCATAGCGTCTCCGCAATTGAGAAAGGCTTGAGCTTGAGCCCATCCTATCACAATTTCAAAATCTTCCTCTTCAGAGATATCAATCACTCTGGAATAATTCTGGTTATATTCAACCCCTTCTTGTAAAAAGTTGGGATCATATCGTGCCAGTATACGTCCTTTGTGATATTGAGATTTAACTATTTGAAATCTAAATTTCACGCTACCTTGCCAATTCCTAAAGATATTAGCAATCATAGCCATCGGTGTAGCATGGATCTCCAATTGTTCGGCGTTATATAAATTAGGCGTCACATATGAATTCCACAAAATATCATCAACGGCATCGGAAGCGTTCCATTCGAAAGATGTCAAATAAGATTCTCTACAGACGATATCGGTAATACCCATCTGATCTGTCCCATCCAAACCTACTGTACGCGAATCAATAGTTAGCTCTTGTTTTGAATCAAAAGTCAACTTATGAGCGGCATCAGCAGCATCCGTATTGGCTAAATTTCCAGTCGGATTTGGCTTGTAAGGGGCAATATCAGTGATAACAGTTGGTCTACTATACCCAAAAATCTGGGCTACTTTTCCAACTTTGTCAGCTATCATGGAAGTTGCTCTTGCATAAGGTGCGATACCAGGTATAACTTCTAACATCCCGGCTGCTTTAGCTACTGCTGCTGCCGGTTTGGAAATAATTCCTGAACCATATTCGTCACCCTTATTCAGAGTCGAGGCATTACCTTTACCTTGAGTTCTCTTGGCATTATTACCTGGCTTATTAGTTTTCTTCGTCTGTTTACCAGATTGAGATTCTAACAAAGTCAATGCTGCTGGTGTAGTAGCACCCGTGGGCATAGTCAATACGACATCTGAAGCCCATAGGTATACTGTTATAGTGACAGGATCGTCACCACCATTAGCATGTAGCAAATTACCTAGAGATTTAATCACTACTTCACCCATATCATTGGCATCACCCTTAGAAAGAGAAAGATAGTTATTGTACCAAAAGAATGGCATACACATCTCTCCACCTTCATTATTACAAGGGTTCAACCAAAAATGGGGTCGTTGTGATGCTCCTACGACATCCACGTCCAGAAAATTTCTGTCTACTGTGACTTCATCTAGTCCAGATAGTGGATTGTAAGAGACTATGGAACGCCCATAATGAAATGGCGTGCCTGAGATAACCACTTTCATATTTAAGTGGTATCTTAGCAATTCATAATTACCAATTTTGTCCTTAACAGCGTCATTTGCTTGAAAAGTCGCCCAAGGATTAAATTTGTAAAAGAATGGTTGACCGACGACCCATGATCCCACATAAGCCCGAACGGGACGCTCCAGAAAGCTCCCTAATTCAGTATTAGTGGTTTCGACCATATCTCGGGTCTCGTCATATTCTCCATGAATTTCCGTTTTCCAACCAGCATCTTCATCAGAAAATGCTGTGATTTGTTGTGTCGTAGACGACACAGGCTGATCTACGCTAAGACCAGGTTCTGTTTTATCCTCATTCTGCATACCAGATTGGGATTGTAACATATCACATTCGTCTTCAGTATCCTCACTAGCCTTACACAATGTCTGAATAGTTTTCTTAAGCTTTTTATTATGAGCATATTTACGGCCCAAATTATATCGCAAAAGAGCATTTTCATTCATTAGATAGGAAATGATAGATTCGTCATCAACGGATTGTAATCTTTCTTCGGACTTTTTAAGGAAAGAGTCCAACTTTCTTTGTTTATTAATTGTAGTAACGCATTTAATTTATAGACTTAGTACCCTCGTCAAAGTAAAAAGCCCAGTGCATCTCTTTGATATGGTATCAACACCATTCCCCTAAAAAGGGGTACATCACGAGGGATGTTCAAGTCACATGAGTTTTCTATACAAAACAATTAGGTTGGATGATCCATTTTGCTTGCAAGTAACTACCTCACATGGGATTCTTTGGTTTTTATTGCATGTGCCTACGCAAAATGTACACGATTATACAACTGGAGCGATTTCCCAAGCATGACGCTCGCAAAATCGTTCAAGTTGTTCATCGTAAGTCTT